GACTTTAATAATCAATTAGAGGTTGCTGTGTTTTTATACTTGGTTGCTATGGCTTCACATAAGCCAGTACAAGTTGTGTATAGAAAAAAGAAACTAACTTTAAAAAGAGGGGAGATTTCAATAGCTTATAGGGATTTAGCTAAAAAGTTTAATTTATCAATGCAGAATATTAAAACAATTATTAAAAACTTAAAAAATTCTGGCAACATCAACCAAACTCTAACCAAAAATTTAAGCATATATAGCATTGTAAAATATAGCAAATATCAAGACTTGGAAGCCACACCTAACCAAAAACTAACAAACAGAACAACAACTAATACTAATATACTATATAGTATAAATAAAAATGATAAGAGTCTTAGCAATATGAATGTTAAATCTAAGAAAATTACTATTCCTACCTTGCAAGACTTAAAAACTAAGATCATTGAAAAACCAAGAGAAAAGAACGATTCAGAAGATTACGAAAAATGGGTTCTTCGTCAATTAAACTCCTGATTTGCTTATCTATTTAGTTCTTTAAAAATTATATATTTACAAACATAATAAATATCTCTATTTGGGCTTTATTAACCAGCAGGAGAAGTTATGAAAATAGAAAAGATAATAGCTAAACTTGAAAAGGCACAAGACAAGATCAACACAGAATTTGATTCTTTGCGTGATATGTTAGAAGATCATCTTGAAGAAATGGAATCAGATGAGACGTATGATGATACTGACGAAGATCTAGACGAAGATCTAGAAGATTCTGACGAAGAATAATCCAATTAGATAAGCTGTAAAGCTGGAAGGTTATCACAACCTTAAAAATAATGAATATCAAATTATTAAGTGGGAAAGTCTATGACTATGTAATTATAGTTTTATTTCTATTTTCTGTATTTTTTGTAGGAACATTTTTTCCTAATCAACTCGTCAAGGAAAAGATCAGGCAAGAAACAATAAAACATATCAAAGCAATAGGTTCATTCTACGAACCCAAGATAGACACAAGTTCTAGCGACAAATTCATAGACTCAATGAAAAAATGTATAGCTTACATTAATATTGATTTAAACAAGCAGGAACAAATACCAACATTACTAATTATAGCACAAGCCATTGTAGAATCTGATTATGGTACAAGTAGGTTTGCTAAGGAAGGTAATGCTTTATTTGGAGTTAGAGTTTGGTCTAAGAACGGAATACTTCCATTAAAACAAGACGCATCTATTAACTGGAGAATTAAAACTTACAAAACAAAATGCAGTTCAGTAAAAGATTATGTATCAATATTAAACAACAATCATCACTATTCTGAATTTAGAAATCTAAGACAAAGAACAAAAGACCCTATTAAACTAGCAGAAACATTAGGCAACTATTCTACTTCACAAACATACCGAATAGAGATAGTTAGAATGATTAACAACATTAAGGATAAAATATAATGGCTAACGAAACCACTTCTACAAGCACAGCAGTTTTATATACCAATCGTAAAGCAAAAGGCACTTATAGAGTTTATAAACCAAAAACTTTAAAGATGCCAAAAAGGAAAAAGAAATGAAAAAAGCTATTTACGACAGACCAAGACCAGCAAGACTCGGCAAACCAAAACCATTTAATACTAAAACTAAAGCTTATAAAACTGCAAGACGTTCAGCAGGTCAAAAGTTCGGCAAGAAAAATAGCTTTGTTAAAAACCTTTACATAGCAAAGAAGCTTAAAAGAAAATGAAGTTACCTAACGAGATAGTCTTTGGAAGCAGACTTATTAAGTTAAACCTCATTGACCACGAATTAGCTTCTAAGAAGAACATATTTGGACAATTTGAATATAGTAAAAACCTAATGACTTTAGACAAATCATTAGACCCTATTGAGATGAGTAATACTTTGTTACACGAATTATTCCACTTACTACATGATGAATACAAAATAGATTTAAGTGCAAAAGCTGAAGAAATATCCTGCAATTCATTAGCTAATGGTATGTGCCATATCCTTTACCAAAACCAAGAATTATTAGACTTCCTTTACAAATCTCTTAAAAAAGAATAATAGAACATTTAACGAACATTTCGGTTAATATGGGCAAAGAGATACTAGTAATAGACAAAGGTGGTCGTCCACCATTTGAATTTACCCCTAAGGTTTTGAAACAAATAGAAGATTTAGCAAGTTATATGTGTACGAAGGACGAAGTAGCAAATATCATAGGTTGTTCTAGGCAAACTCTATGGAGAAATCAAGAAGCATTAGATTCATACGATAAGGGGGTTAATGTTGCAAAACTTAATATAAGAAAAACCCAGTTTGATATTGCCAGTAAACTTAATTCCAGTATTATGGCTATGTGGTTAGGTAAAGTTTATCTTGGACAAACCGACAAGATACAAAATACTGACGACAATATTCCTTTACCGATCTACGATATAGTAGAAGAACCAAAAGAAGTTATTGAAATGAAGGAAGTTAAAAATGAGTAAATGTTTATTCTGTCAAAAACCAATGATGAACAAATTAGAGCAACATATTAAAGCTTGTTCTAAATGTATTGTAGATCTACTTATGAAGAAGCATAATTTAAAAGTTAAGAAACAAGCACCAATCATAATTAACACTAGAAAAAATGGTTAAATTTAGTTTACGAAGTTCTGATAAAAGCAAGAAGGGTGGACTATCTGCATCTGGTAGAGCAAGATACAATCGTGCAACTGGAAGCAATCTAAGACCACCAGTAAAAGGCAGACCAAATACAGCAACAGAATTTAGACGCAAAGGTTCATTCTTAGTTAGAATGGGTAGTAGTAGAGGTAGATTGTTTGACGAGAAAGGCAACAAGACTAGACTAAAGCTATCATTAGAAGCTTGGGGATATAGAGGTAGAAGCAAACCTGAAGCAGTAGCTTTGGGCAGAAGGTATTTAAGAACATATCAAAACAAAAAGAAATGATACAATGTGTGGGCGAAAGAAACCAAAGATGCTAGACAAGAAAATGCGAGGAACAAACGACTTAGAAGTTATTATTTATAATCTTAAAAAAGAAATAGACAGACTAAACGAGGAACTACAAGCCAAAGACATTGAGTTAAAAAAACTTCAGTCTAATGATTAATGTCTTTATTGGATATGATAGCAAAGAGAAAATAGCTTACCACATACTAGCCGAGAGCATACTAAGACACAGTTCAGTACCGGTATCATTTACACCAATATACTTACCTAACATTAAAGATTCATTTAATAGACCAAAGAACAGTTTATCATCTACTGAGTTTTCTTTTAGTAGGTTTATAGTTCCATACCTTATGAACTATAATGGTTGGGCATTATTCCTAGACTGCGATATGCTATTTAAAACTGACATCAAAGAATTATGGAATTTAAGAAATGATGATTATGCAGTTATGGTTTGTCAGCACGATTACGTTCCTAAGCATCTATCTAAGTTCGGCAATCAAATACAAACTGTTTATGAGAAAAAGAACTGGTCAAGTTTAATGCTAATGAACACAGCTAAGTGTAAACAACTTACAAAAGAATACGTTAATGAAGCATCAGGATTAGAACTTCATCAATTTAAATGGACTGATAAGGTTGGTGGCTTACCTTTAGAATGGAATTGGTTAGTTGGAGAATATCCACACAATCCTAAAGCTAAGAACATACACTTTACAGAAGGTGGTTGTTACTTTGATAAGTACGAGACTTGTGATTACTCATCAGATTGGTTTGATGTTTATACGAATACTGTTAAGATTCAATTATGAAAGCTTTTGTAACTGGTTGCGACAAAGACTACATAGATATACTTGATTGGTTCTTAGAAGGTTATCATAAGCATATTAAGATTCCTTTATACATAGCAAACTTTGGAATGTTAAAAGAATATCATAATTCATTCTTAGTTGCTTCAGATGGTAGAACTTGGTTCTATAAACCTAAGGCAATAGAAAAAGTACCAGCAGATAAAATCATTTGGCTAGATTGCGACATAGAAATTAAAGAAGATATATCAGATATGTTTGATATGCTAGATGACTGCGATTATCTTGTTAGTAAAGACCATGCAGTTAGAACTGATAGATGGCAAACTGGAATAGTCGGCATAAACAATAAACAAGTTTTAAAGAAATGGTTTGATAGATGCGAGATGAGACAAGAACGAGGAGATCAAGAAGCATTTAACATAATAGCACACGAGTTTAAGATCAATAGAATACCAGACAATTATCATGGGTTAAGATTAGGTAAGAAT